AGAGGTGGTACTAGAGTGAAAAACCAGAAGATAATTGACGGTAATGGTAAAAATTTGTCTTCTTTCAAGATTTCACATTTGGATTATCTCGCATATGAATAAAATACTAATACCTTTCTCTGGTGGAATAAATTCAACATATTCAGTTTGGCGTTGGTTGACTGAGACTGATGTAGAAGTTGTTGCTCGTTATTCATATGAACAATTTGAGACTGAACAATACAATTCAAAAGAATTTAAAAAACTCAAAGACATTGTGTTTTTTCTAAAAACTAAAATTCGAGATTTTGATTTCCAAACGATAAATTGGCCAAAAAATTATGTTGAAGAACGTGTTCCTATAAGACAGGGGTTTCTAAGAGGAACATATGATATAGGTTCACTTAGACCAAGATTTGAAGGTTATCCAGTATGGATTAAAGAAACTGGTGTTGACGCAATATCAATTGGTATATCATTAGAAAACACATCAACTTGTGGATATGATGTGTTGAGAAAATTTCCTGAGAGTGCAGAAGTTGACATATATTTAGCGGGAACTCCTGATTTAAAACCTGTGCCAACTGGTGATGATTTTGATTATGATGAAATTGCTAAAACAATGATGGGTAGGTTTGAACAATACGAAAAATTACCAGAAGAGTTACAGAGTCTAGTTCTTAAATGTGATTTATCTGCATGTGATGATGATAAATGTAGAGATTGTGCGTATCAACGGACTTATGAAAAATTTGTTAGTGAAGGTAAAACAGGTCGGGACTTTGATCTATATTGTGCCAAAAAGGGGAGTTACGGTCCTTGGAGACATGAGGCAGAAGAGTGGTCGTATATATATCGAGGTGGCACTAGAGTAGGAAATTGGAACAGTAAGCACACATATTTGGATTATCTCATATATAAATAAAACATGATGAAAAAAGAAATTGAAATTGATAAAGCTCTTGGTGTAATTGACAAAGTTGTTTCCCAAGAAGTTGTCGTAGAAAAAAAAGAAATTGTTATACCTAATAATGGTGAGGATATTGATAATGACTATGAATACCAAAGACGAAACTTCTACAATCTGGTCGAAAGAGGAACGGATGCAGTGGAAGGAATACTGGAACTTGCCAAAGAATCGGAACATCCACGAGCGTATGAAGTTGCCGGAAACCTCATCAAACAGGTTGCTGACGTTACTGAGAAACTTGGTGAGCTTCAAGAGAAAATGAAAAAACTCAAAGAGGTGCCAAACGATGCACCGAAGAATGTTACTAACGCGCTGTTCGTTGGCAGCACTGCTGAGTTACAGAAAATGTTAAAAAACAAAGATGGCTAAAGTTCTTTATTATTTTGCTAAAGCGTTTCCAGAATTTAATAATAGACCCGAATATAAATTAGCAACTTTTTGTGCGTTACACTCTCCTCGTTTTAGATTTGGGTTTGATAATTATTTTGATCTAGTTGACAATCCCTTTCCAGAAATTCCCACAAATTATACAGATACATTTGAAGAATTAGTTATTCGTAGAGCTAGAGAGTTATGGGAGCTCGGTAAACCAATACGTTTATGGTGGTCAGGTGGTATTGATAGCACATGCGCTTTGGTTGGTTTTTTACGCACTAGACGGTTAGGTGATTATCTCACTGTGTATCTGTCAACAGATAGCGTGCAAGAAAATCCACGTTTTTATGATAGATTAACGAAGTCCAGAATTAATTTACAGTGGCATTCACCAACAAACTGTGCGTGGGAAAATCTTGAAATATGGAATGGTGAAACTATAAATGTAAATGGTGGTGGTGGAAATGAACTATTTTTAGCACTACCTCACTCAATAGATTTGGAAACACTATTCAAAATCAAAGACGATCACTGGATTCACATAATCTCAAATTCTGATACGTTAGAAGTTGTTAATCAACATATTGAAATATCGCCATATAAACCAGAAACAATTTGGGAGTTCTTTTGGTGGATGGCAAAAATAATAGATGATTTATCACAAATACACATATCTCCTAGATTCCTTGAAGACCCATCTGTTTATAATTTAGAGTATTCTTTTTTCACTACAGATTACTTTGATCTTTGGTCGTTAATGAATCCAAGTGCTGGTCACAACGGAACATGGAATACATACAAGTGGCCAATGAAAAAAATTATTTACGAATATGATAAAGATGAGGACTATTTTTTGCAAAAAATACCAGAAGGTTCCGTGCCTAAAATTTATAAAAAGTGGCGCGCCCGGCCCCTTGTTAATAAAATTGTATATGAAGATGGAACATGTGTACGTTTAAAATAACCAATAATCCACATGAACAGTTATCAGATTATTTTTTAAAATTAGGTGGCCCTGATCTTTCCAATACCATTGAAGTAAATGGAATGTATATTACACACCACTTGCTTAGCATAACAGGTGAGTTTACTCCACAACCTGTAGAGTATGATGGAAAATATTTTTTATTGATGGGAGAAATTTATAATTATGATGACTCTTGGCCAAGTGATATTTATTTTGGTATAGAAAAATATCTAGAATATGGAGATGGTTTTGTAGATTATCTGGACGGGGAGTTTTTGTTTATCATTGTTGATGGAGACAATATAGATTTCTTTACTGACCCTTGGAGCACCAGACAGTGTTATTTTACAGTTGAGGATGACCACTGGTATTTTACCACGTTTCGTGTCTCTAAAGAAAGTAGAAGATTTTTACATAACAGTCATTACTACTTCAACACTAAATCTAGAAAAATAAGACAAGTTAATCCTGAGTTGGTAAGCTGGAATTTAGATCAAAATGTAGACACGATTGATGAGGTTGTTGATGCGTTTGAGGAAGCAGTAGTAAAAAGATGGACACAAAATTGCACATTATTTTTAAGTGGGGGAGTTGACAGTAGTGCAGTTGCTCTGTGTCTCTATGAAAATAATTTACCCTTCAATAGTATTAGTCTTTTAACTAACCCTGAGTTAGAGGATCAAGAACCATTAATAGCCATGACAAATTTTTGCAAAAATCATTTTGCAGTAAATACAATAAGTAAAAACTATGTTAAGATGGATAATGCACAAGGAGAAATCAGAAACCAAACAAAAAAACAATTTTCATCCAAGGTTGTATTGATGGGAAATGGTGCGGATGAATTTATCGATGACTACAGATCAAAACACCAAAAGAGTGATTGGGAGAACTGGCCGGACGACTTACATAATTTTTTCCCTACCAGACATTTTTATTTTGGTCAATCTAGAAGATTGTTAGATATTCATGAAACAATTAATTTAAATTTTGGTCTAGAGGGCCGAAATATATTTTATGATAAAAAGTTTGTACAGAGTTGGTTAAATCTTTCGACAACATTAAAGAATAAAGAAAACAAAGGATTTTTGAAAGATTACCTTAGAAAATATCAGATACCTATTTCTAAGACTCCTGATGCTGGGTTTGGTAAACAAAATGTAATACCAACACAAGGTGAATTGGATAAATTTTACAAAAATATAAAATTTGTTTAGGATAAATAAAACAAGGAGAAGGTTATGTTTGAGTATCAATGCAAAATTGTTAAGGTTATAGATGGCGATACAACTGATGTAGATATTGATCTGGGGTTTGGTGTATGGTTAAAGAAACAGAGGATTCGTTTTTACGGCGTAGATACACCTGAGTCGAGGACAAGTGATAAAGAAGAGAAAGTCTATGGCTTGATGGCAAAAGAGTTTGTACAGGCCCGTCTACCTGTGGGATCAATACAGGTTCTACGCTCAAAGAAAGAAGGTAAAGGTAAGTATGGACGTATCCTTGGTGAGTTTGTTGTGGGTGATACAACAGTAAACCAGTTACTTATTGATACTCATAATGCAGTCGCATATCATGGACAATCCAAAGAATCAATTGAAGAAGAACATTTGAAAAATAGAGAGTTAGTCAGTATGGAGAACTATTTTTAATGACTGATATAACGTATCTAGGTAATCCTAATCTCAAGAAGGCCAATGTTCAACAACAGTGGACGAAAAAACAACTTCAAGAGTACAAGAAGTGTATGGATAATCCACAATACTTCATAGAAAATTATGTCAGGATTGTGTCTCTAGATGAAGGTCTTATTCCATTTAAAATGTATGACTTTCAGAAAGAAATGGTAGGCACATTTCATAATAATCGTTTTACTATCTGTAAGTTGCCCAGGCAGTCGGGTAAGTCTACCGTTATGGTTTCATATCTGTTGCACTATGCGTTGTTCAACCCAACAGTCAATATTGCGATCCTTGCGAATAAGGCTGCAACTGCTCGCGACTTACTCTCACGTTTGCAACTCGCGTATGAACATCTACCGAAGTGGTTACAACAGGGAGTAATGAGTTGGAACAAAGGTTCCTTGGAGTTAGAAAATGGTTCAAAGATACTTGCCTCATCTACTAGTGCTAGTGCTGTTCGTGGTGGCAGTTACAACATCATATTTTTGGATGAGTTCGCCTATGTACCCTCAAACGTGGCAGAGCAATTTTTTTCCTCTGTGTACCCCACAATTTCATCTGGTAAGACAACAAAAGTAATGATCGTCTCCACCCCACATGGTATGAATATGTTCTATAAGTTATGGGTGGATGCAGAAGAACAGAGAAACGAATACATTCCTATTGAGGTACATTGGAGTGAGGTTCCGGGCAGAGATGAAGCGTGGAAAGAACAGACGATTAAGAACACCTCTCAGGCCCAGTTTAATACAGAGTTTGAGTGTGAGTTCCTTGGTTCTATTGATACACTTATCACACCATACAAACTCAAACAGTTAACATATCGCGCACCGTTACAATCCAATGGTG